CATCTATTTGCAAGGTCTGCCGCTTGTTGTTGGGAACTATTATTAGGTAATTCTCCGAAGTCTTTACCATCATTTGGTTGTAATGGTATGTTCAACTTGAAATTACCCTCAATAGTTTCATCCCAGTGATTCAACTTACCAAAAAATCTACCTAAACCTATTTTCATAGGTTGAGAAGTTGAGTGTGGGTCAACACCCCTCATCATAATTGTAATATAAACATTACTTTGGTCTTGATAAGCATCCCAACCATTCCAATAACCCCAATTCCAACAAATTTGGCTAATATTTGCGGGTGGTGTAACACCTAAGTAACCAATTTGAGACCAAGGGGAAAAAACTCTATTTTTGAATGAGAGTTGTTGCATATCAACATCCCAAGCATTGTTATATCTTAACATATACTCACCAACACTTATAGACTCTACAACTTGGAAATATTCTATACCTGTTGGGAATCGTAAAAATTGATTTTGTGTCGAGTCCCCTGAAATTTGATACCTTGTGACAAGTCTTTTACCTGTGATGGGATGTGTGTGACTTACATTAATGAACGTGTTGCCATTATTTAATGAAGTACCCGTTACTGAACTTGTACCAAACTGATTAGAAACGGTACCAGATAAATTAACATCATTATAACTAAATGGATTATCGAAAGTTAAAAGTGAACCCTTTTCATATTGATTTTCTGTTAATAAAACGAATATGTTATCATAGTGATAACCTAATGTATTAGGGTTATTGTTATTATATACTGTAGTATTTAGTAACGGTGTTGGTTCATACTTTTGTGTCGACCCGTTATAAACAAAGTCCCAATTCTGATTAGGTGGGTTAAGTTGTGTGTTGAAAGCGACTTTGATTTGTGTGGTACCACCACCTAAATAATACAGATTGTTTGCGTTTGATATGTTTGTTGACGAATTTAAAACACCTTCATATATTGGTTCTATTTTATTTCTATTTAGACCTGAACCGAAAAATTTTGATTTAGCGTTTTGTAAATTAATTCTTTCGTGCAAAGGGGTTGTCATGGAAAAATAGAAATCCGTTCTTGTTGCTTCTGGGTCAAATGCCTCTTCTTTTGTAAATTGTAAAATCCCTGGAGTTCTAAAAGTGAAACCCCTACTGATGTTTGATGACTGAAATCCTGCAAACATTGGTTGTAAAACTTCTGTAAAATCAGTAGAACCGTTGGTAGCATCAGGAGCATATTGCTCAGCACTAATTAAATCCGCCAATACACTATTATTCCTAAAAGGAGATTGTTGTTGAGTTGGTGGTATCCCTAAAGAAACAGCATCAGCGGATTCACCCTCAGGTTTACAACTGCATAATTCACAGTCAGGAAAAGTATAAAGAGGTAAATTGAATCCTGATAATGTTTTCAGGATTCCCTTCACAGCATTTATAGGACCTGACATAGATGGTACAGGTCTAGGAGCCCTATCTATTTTTTCTAATAAATTTAGAATAATTTCAAAAAATCTACAAAAAACGTGTAGATAAAGTACAATACGTCTAAAAATTATACTGATAAAAATTATCGTGAATGAAAAAAAGACGAATAATAAATCAGGTTTGTATTGCGCGTCATTAGTTGGAAACCTATTACTTGTACTTTCACACTCATCGTCTGTTATATTTTTTATCCCTGAATATCTTCTGTTCAAAAAACCTTTTGTAAATCTTGTAATCAATTGAGATATCGTATAAACTTTGTTATAAGACATATCAAAAAATCTATCCTTACAATCGATAGCTTCTTGTATCATACTTTCTCCGATGGTATTTCCAGTAAGACCGTAGTCGTTCCAATCTAAACTGAAAGCATAAGACGCTTTCAATAATTTGTAATTGGAGGCATTGACTGAATACTCAATAGGGTCATTGTTATCCTGTAACCACCCATATTCTTTAATATTTGGTACTAAAAAATTTGCTCTTCTAATCGGTAACGACAAATCAGGTGATTGGTTCCATTTAACTTTGAATCGGTATTTACCTCTTGTAGGTATTCCTTTTTTTTCGTCGTTAGAAAATACTTGTTCTCCGAACTCATTAGTTATGATGTAATCCAAATTCATAGGCACATCTAATAACCAAGTTCCATTTTCATCTATTACATTACCATTATTTTCTAACTTGAATTGTTCTAATACTGGTCTACCTTCGGAATCTTGTTTGATAGTTTGTCTAATTGCAAGTATCTGACCTGGTCCAGCACCTAATCCACACATATTTCCTGACCTTATAGGTGGTTTACAATTTTTCTTGATTGCACCCCTATCGGAATCTGAAAATATGGAACCCATGAAAATTGCGGTTGGCTTAATCTCTATATTTTTAGTTTGAGTTAGGTCTAAGTCCGCTCTTGTAATTGAAATTTGACACAAATCTTCATCACCCCAAAGAGGATTCACAGTCACTTGTTGTGTGACACTTACTATTTGTGGTAGAGTAAATAAGTTTTCGGATGTTTTGAACGTTACACCATCTACTTGACTATCGGTCGCTAATCCTAATCTTATTAAATCTTGAGGGGATTGTGAAAAAGGACCTATATCAGAAAGGTCAACATTCATAACAAGATTTTGTGACCCTGTTGGTACCCCGAATAACATGAAATCCCCACTATCATTTGTGGTTACGGTAAATTTGTAATATTTATCGAATATTTCTACCGCAGTAGAATTAGTCAAAACATCCTCTAAATCAGGAAATGAACCCGTTGCAGAATGACCAGGATAAGATGGTTTATAAGGTAAAAGATTGTATTTGAAGCCATCTTCATTGATTTCCTCAGGACTTTTATATGGATAAATAGCACTAATAACCGGATTAAATTCGTCCTCAGGGGTAATTGGCACAAAAATAGATAATTTGGCATTAGGAACTCCGAATCCATTGTTGATAGATATTCTTCCGACTACAACTCCATAATCAGCACACGTTCTTGTATATATTTCAGTTTGGGAAAGTTTCAATGAAAGAATTTCTATGAATTCGAAATCCTGATTCAAGTCGAATGTTAATGATTGGTCTTTCCCAAGTTGAGTTCTTAATCTTACTGATTTTGACATCAAATACTTTTTGGATAAATAGTTTATTATCTATTTTCAAAAAATAATTCGATTAATAAAAAAATAAATCCATTAACTGAAGTTGACGGTTTTTAAGTTTTTTACTCTGACTGTAATATCTTTACCAGGAAATCTTACTTGGTAGGTTTGGGTTGGTTCTGCAAATATTGTTTCATCAATCAACTGTATTTGTCTTGTTTGGGTATCTGAATATCTTTGTGATGTTTGTGATGAAGAGTATTGACCTCCTACCAAGTTAAATACGTCAATTTGTGCCACCGTTATAACTCCATTCAATGATTGTATATCCTTTTTGATTTCGGAAACATATACATTTTGACCCATTTCTCTGACAGATGGTGAAAAATAATTTGATATTATATCAACTATTTGTGTTATAGTGGTTCCTTGGTTTTGACTCCCGTCCAAGACAACATAAACATCAAATTTCAAGTCAATGACTTGAGCACTTTCTATTGTAACATAGTCATTAATCATTCTATAATTCGATAAATAATTCGCAATATTTGATTTCAAGGTATTTGATATCACATTAGTCAATTTACCTGTTGAATCGTATGATAAACACTGAACCCTAATCTTATTGTCTTGTTCTGTTATGGCTACTTTTGCGGGTGCCCCAAACTGAGATGGCATACCTCTAATAATTGACTCGTAATCGTTTACTGTCACAGCTCTTTTTTGTGCGGCAAAATTATAAGTTACATAATTTCTCACCTCTTCTACTGAAGGTACATTCGCACCACCAATTGCGGCAGTTGTATTAGTACAATTAAGAGAATTTATAGTCGATGTATTTTGTGTTTGAGAAGGCCCATTTACTGAAAAATTTACAACACCCAATTGATTTATAACACTAACACCTACATTACTGCTTATCCCTCCTCCAACTCTATACTGAACAAATAGAGTAGAATTAGCCTTCAATGTACTACCCAATGCTAAATTATTAGAATATTTTTGTAAATTTAATGGGTTACCTGTTGCAGCAAATTCTCTTAGTTGTTCGTCAGCAGATTGACTGCCGCCTCCGAATATCATCTTGAAGAATCCCTCAGGGGTAAACTCTGTGATAAACTTGTTACTTGTTGTGATGTATTTACCTACCTTAACTCCTGGTTGGTCGGAAGCCTTAGATGGGTCTTCGACAAATACTTTATCTTGTATCAATGCATCAACTTCATACCATTTGTTATTAGTTCCCAAAAATTCTTGGTTTGTTGGTACATTAGCATATTGTGTACCATCCTTTAATAGAACACTTGTTACACCCAAAACATTTTTTTCAGGTAAAAAAAGTTCTAAAAAAGGTACAACGTCATTGGGTAATATAGTCTTTTTGAAAACCTTAGTCACACCATTCACAACCGTGTCTCTTTTAGTGATAGTATAATTAAGTATGTTACCATTTGCATCTAAATTGGGTACTTTTTTTCTGTTAGGAAATCCCTCAGGATTGAATGGTGATGAAAAATCTATATCATATACTGTTTCAAATATTTGTCCTGCACCTTGTACCTGTGAACCTGTTCTCAAAATCCCGCAATATCTTATGTCTTCTTTATCTCCGAAAGCCGGTACTATAATCGAAAAATCAACCAATGCGACCGAAGGTCTCTGACCAGGTACTTTGAGTCCATAAGTTCTTGCAATGTTATATATAGATGACCTTTGTTGTGCATATTGTAAAACTGTTTCTTGTATACTTCTATCAATTTGAAATTGTAGGTTATCTGAAACCGCCGCGTTCAAGTCTAATAGGACTGAAAATACAGATGCGTCGTTAACATTTGATAAAAGGTCAGGATAATAAGTCCTCACAAAATTAATGAGTTCTGTCCTTATTGATTGGAAATCTCTTACCGTATACGATATTTTTTTATTTGCCATATTTTTTATATATTAATTATTATAAAATCACTACTTTCGAAAGCATTAGAAGTGACTACATAATCTATTCTAACCTTAGCAGTATGTTCTTTTGTTGCAATCCCTGGAACTCTAAAAACTCTACTGTCCCCTTCAATTACGGTTCTGTTTCCCGTTTCCTCCTCAGTAGACGCATCGTAAACTTGTAAATTTGTTATTCTAAGATTAGGTATATATTTTTGTACCGAATCTCTTATTTCAGCCTCTATTTGACTAAAAGTTGGACCGTCCAAGGGTTCGAAAATATATTCCAATAATCTAGTTCCAAAATCAGGTAGGAAATATCTAGTACCTTTTCTAGTCAACAACAAATGAATTAAATCAGTTTTCAACTCCTCTGCCGGTGTATTAGATAAATCCAAATATTTACCCTCAGTAGAATTCCTGAATGGGAAATTTATTCCATATGTAACTCCATTAGCCATACCTATAAATATAAGGTGTTAAATTTTGTTTTCTTTAATATCATAATAATAACTATCTCCATCCTCAGAAATCCATCTATCTGAACTTGTTTCAACTGAAGGTAATGAATTATCAACTTTTATGTCTTTCAAATTCAGTGGAAAATCAGTTGTTATCCAATTGGAATCTTTCCAAAATATTCTGTTATTAGGTTGACATAAAAGATACCCATCGTCAGACACAAGTAAATGACCACACTTATAATCAGATGGTTCATCACTATAAGCATTATCAAACCAATCGATTGTCATTAAATATGTTACCCAAACTTTTGTTTTGTCTTTTAATACAACTTCCGCCCTTTTTCCTTTCAAAAACTCATATTCGGTCACTGTAACATTTTCTGAAAAACAATCCCAAAGTTGTTTGAAATGAAAAGGAATATCTTTGGTAGGTTCTTTTAGGAATATTTCAGATATCGGAACTCTTGACCTCAACATTCCATAGTCGGTCATTACGTGAAAAGTTAATATTTTACCCGATACTGATTGTATTCCAAATGCGTAAGCGTTATGAAACTTATTGTTATCTTTTTCATTTTTGGTAAAATGTGATAATCTTACTAAACACTTAAAACTTTTGATATTTTCGTTTAACAACCCCACACTTATAAATATCCAACTTTATAAAACAAAAAATCCCGATTTCTCGGGATTTATGTTATGCTGAACATCCAAAACATTCTACCAAACTACTGTCGGGTCTTGGTGGTAAATTCATTTTACTGTAATCTACTTCAGGAAGTGGTTGAGGTTTTACTTCTTGACTGATATCCACCGCCAAGTGTTTCGCTCCTGTTGAAATCGCCTTTGTTCTTACATAATAACACAAAGTTTTCAATCCGTTTTCCCAAGCCTTAAAGTGAGATGAGGTAATTTTTGATACTGTTGGGTTTGCCAGATAGATATTCATAGATTGAGATTGGTCAATAAATGG